CTACTGCCCCATGAAGCGGGCCAGGCGCTGGCTCTTCTCCAGCGGCAGCGAGTAACCGATCAGGCAGAATTGGTCCAGCGCAAACAGCACTACCGATTCCAGGCTCGCGCCCAGCGCCATTCGCTGCTCTTTCTGCCACGGCGTGGTGGGATCGCTGATGCCCACCAGGTGGCTGCTCTGCGACACTGGGAACCCGAGTTGCATCGGCAACTGAATCGACTGCGCGGCGGCGTTCAAGTCCCGATCGCCCGTGTAGGTGAAGTTCTCCGTCTTCAGGCAATTCAGGTTCGCCGGGGTCCAGTCGTTTTTCGGAAAGTTCACCAGTTGATTTAGCGCCGTGTTGTTGACGTCCGGCGGATATAGAACTTCGAACCGCGCGTTCGCGTGCGTCTGCCGCACAAAGCCGCGAATCGTCCGCGTGAACGTGCCGATCAGCCCCGGCAGAAACGCGCATTCCTGCGCTAGCGATGTCGGATCCGCGTACTGGTTCGGGATCACCGTCATGGCCCGCCCGTATGTCGATTCAAAGGTCGATGTGGTGTAGGCATCATAGAACGGCATGCCAGGTTCGGTGGCCGTCGTGGCCGATGGACCCGGAAAGTACCACCACTCGACTTCGCCGAATTGCAGGTAAGGCACCACGCCAGCGTCCGCCATCAGGCTCGCCATATCCGAGTAGACCTGCTGCCAGAACGCCGTACTGGCCGGGCTGAAGTTGGTCTGCAACGCCGGCGTGTTCAGCCAGGCCGCGTCGCCGTTGGGGTATCGCTGTGCGATGCCCGCCTGCGTGCTGTCGTCGCCATTCTGCAATTCCATACTGAACGACGTCGCCACGTCGATTCCATACCCCTTCAAGGCCTGAAAAAACGCGCCGTTCCAGTCGCGCGCCGCGCGGTTGATCCGTGGAGCCGCCGTGAGGTCCGTCAGCCACTTGCCGTCACTGCCGCCTGCCAGCGACCCGCTCGATTGCGCTTCGAGCGGCGTGGGGTTGTTCTGGGAATTGGCGGGCGCGGCCGAAATCGCCATACCGTTTCCCGCGCCTCCGATCGTGCGCGACGTGATCGTCAACGTGCTGCCCGCTGCGCTCGCCCACACCCCAGTCGAGCCGGCGTTGATCAGCAGCGCGAAGCACAGCGCCATGCTCTGCGCCGTGTCGCCGATCAGGTTCACGTGCTCGATTACCGTCGGCCCCAGGTAGACCTGCGTCGTCTGCCCGAACTCCGGATTGCCCGCGAACGTGATCTCGCCCGAAGCATATTGTTGCGTGGGGTTGCACAGCTCGTAAAACCACAAAGCCCCTGCGTAATGATTGGCGCGGCCATGGAATCCCAGCGTGTCGATCAGCCATGCCGTGCGCTCCGGCGCGAGCGCGATCGAGTGGTTCGTATCCCAGTCGGTCGCGAGACTGGTTGTTGGAATGGCGCTGAAGGTTGGCAATGTGCTTGTGGGTAGCGCCAGTTCCAGGAAATCGAAATAGAAATACGAGCCTGCGGTTCCGCAATGCGTGATCGTGACCGTGTGTTGTGTCAGCCCCGTGAACTGGCCCAGCGGGACCCGCACCAGCACGTCTTCGCCCGGGAGCGACAGCATCACGGTCTGCGGGGCGCCCCCGTCCACTTGCACCGAGACCTGCCCGCCCGCAGCCAGGCGCCGCGTTCCCAGGTAAAGAGTGTGGCTGGCCCCGGCCGTGTAGGAGCAGGTGAGTGAAGCCCCGGGCGTCGTCGTCCATTGGATCGAGCCGCCCGAAAAGTTGCCCCGTCCCTGGCTCCACTGGCTGAGCGGCGAATATGCGATCACCGTGGCGTCGTCTTCGATTCGCCGGCTCCCCGCGCCCACTACTTCATACACAAGGTTGTTTCCAGTCACCGTCCAGTTGGTGATCGCCACGGAATATTCGCCCCGCTCGAAATCTCCCCGCTGCAGCTCCGCTGCCCACGTCCAGCGCATCTTTCGCACGCTGGTCGTCGGGACCGGCACTAACGTCGTGCGGTCCGGGTCGATGTAGCCTGTGAGCGCGCTGAAATTCAGGTTCACTTGCCACTGCTGGGGCGACGCGCCGCCGCTGAACAGCGCCGACACAGGCGACCACGTCTCCGTCCCCGCGCCATGCACCGTGCCATATACCCCTATCAGATTGGCATTCTGGCCTGCTTCCGCCGCGTAAGAGAGCGTGATCTGTGCGCCGCTGGCGGTCGCCGTCACGGTGCCGTCGCCGAACTGGTTGACGGCGCCGGCCAGCGCGGTCGCAGCCGTCTCCAGCGTGTCGCCTCCCAGCAGGCAGTAGTTGTAGTGTTCCGCCAACCACGCCAACTCGATATAATCTCCCGCTGCCGCCACACCCTGTAGCGTGAATTGTACTGTCGCCGGCGTATAGCCTCCGGCCGAAGCCGTTGCATACTTCATCAGCGGCACGTCGTACAGCGTATCGGCGCCGTTGGTTTCCGTCCAGATGCGCAGATAGGGCCATTCCACCGTTGGGTAGAGCGTGGAGTCCATCGGAATGCAATTCGTGCGCGCTTCTTGATAGGCGAGCTGAACGCCGCTCAAGTCGCCATCCGGAAGATTACGCAGGGCGGGATGCTCGAACACGTTATCGCGATTCCATTCCACCACAGCCCAATCGAACTGCTGCCGCCAACTGCCCGACACGGTGAATCCGCCCGCGCTGGTCTGGCTGAGCGCCGCCGCCGCCGTCGGCTGCTGGAAATAGCATTGCAGGTCCCGATCGGGTCGCAGCTTGGTCAATTGTTCCGACATTAGAGTCTGATCAGCACCGTGAGATTGGCGCCCGGATTCGTTTGTCCCACCGACGTAACCGCCGCTGTCACCTGCCCACCCATAATCAGCGGAGGCAGCGTGTTGCCATTGACGCTGCTGGAAAGCGTCGTTCCGGCCTGAAACGTCAGCCCACAGTACAAGGCGCCATTCACGTACACTTGCACCTGAACCACTGCGTCCGCCGCGGTTCCCAGAACCGCGTATACGTCGCGCACCGCGTGCGACGCTTCCAGCACAATCGGTGGCGCCACCGACTGTTCCACTGCCAGGTATCCATCCACCTGGATCGAGTATTGCCCGCCCGAAAGCGTACGCAGCCCATTGTCGTCGTTGTGGGTCAGGTTGATCGCGGCCGTCACGCTGTTCCCCACGTCGTTGGTCACGAACAGCTCCGCACATGCGACGCGCACATCCGGTAGCGCCACCGCGTAGCTCCAGTTCCCGCAATACGGGCTGCCAAAGAACCCGGCGGGAAATGGCGCGATCGCCGTCTGGCTCGCCAGGTGGTACACCGGCGCCGACGCCGCGTGCGTGGCCGCCGTCGTGCCGTCGATCCCGCGCGCCACGTTGTACTCAGTGCCGCCGTTTTCGACCGCCGTCACTCGAAGGATCTCGCCGTTGATTTCGAGCGTGCTCCCCGCCACCGCCGGACCCGCCGCCGCCAAGGTCAGCGTCTGGTCGCTAACTCCCATGGCGCTTGCCAGCCGCGTCGTGGGCGTACCCAGCAGTTCATTCCAGTAGTACAGCGTTAGCGTGCCCGAGGAGATTGAGCTCGTGTTCGTCAGCTCGGTGAATGAAACGCCGCTCAATACCGCGGTGCCTTCGGCCGTTCCCGGACCCATTCCAAAGAACGGCTGCGGCGGCACCTGTGTGTCCGCTCCGCCCGAGCCTCCAATCGTCCAGCGCGTCACCGTGCAGAGCTCCGGCGAGCATTCTACGTTGTTGACATTGGCCGAGCGTCCGGTAATCTGCACCACTTCACCCGACCGGTTGGGAATCGCAAACTGCACCGGACTGCTCTGCGTCACCGCGCCGAAATGCCAGCCCGCTTCGGCCACCGTAAAGAAACTGGTTGCGTCCGGCTCGATGGTCCAGCGCGGAGAAACCGTCAAGCTCGTGGCGCTGTTCGCCGTTACCGTGCACTCCTGCCCGGCGCCTGTGCCGCGCGTGATCCGCGCCGTCATCCCGACGTAACCGTTCACCGCCATCTGTAGGGTTCCGTTTGCCACCGATGCAGGCGTATGCGCGGTCACCGCAATTTCCGGCTGCAATTCCGATCGCCAGTAGAAATTGGCGTGATCGAAATTCGAATCGGGCGGCGCGATCAATTGATCGGCAAGACCCGTGTCGGTAAACTGCGCCTCGATCGGCTGGTTCGAGGCGATTCGGTACATCAACGCCGGCGTGGCGCCCCGATACACATTAAAGGTCGCGGTTCCCGGTGCAAAACTCAGCCCGGTCAGCGTCACGGAGCTGCCGTTGTCTACTATCGCGGCACTCACCACAAAAGAAAGCGAGCTTTCGTCGCCCGCGCTGTCCTCGCCGGAAACAGCATAATATAGTACCTGCCCGCCATGCAGAGTTCCGCCGCCCGCAAGCGTCGGCGAAAGACTCAAGAGCGGCATCCCAGGGCCGGCGCCCAGAGCGATGGCCGGCGGCACGAAGCTGACTGTCACGCTCGTCTCTACTGTGCCATCGCTATTCGTGGTCGCCGTCTCCTCCACCCCAAACTGAATATTGCCGTTGGCATCGAGTACGCTGCCTACCAGGGGCCGAGGCACGCCCACCGCTGAGTTGCCGCTTTGGTTCGTGCCCGCTCCCGAGGTCACCTGGCCGTTGGTGTCGGCGTACCAGGCATCGTCGTGGAACTGCGCCGTGATGGTTGTCGTCCGGTAGTTGGTAGCCGGCGAAATTTTCAAAACCCGGAAGGGCTGGCGGTTCAGTCCTTCCTTCTGGTACGTCACGGTGATGATGTCGCCCGGCCGCACCCCGAAAACCATCACGCTTGTCTGAAACTCGATGTAGGTATTTCCGTAAATCGATTTGTCGAGGTTGAATTTCAGCATCCGGGCAGCCTGGTCGTACTGCGGCAGCCCCACCGCCATCAGCGTCGCGGAAACTTCCTGCCCCACCAGCGCAATGTCGTCCGGGTCCACCATCTCGTAGCTGTCCTGCTGGTAACCGTTGAGAGAATCCTGAAACTCCACCGTCATGCGGTTCGGAGTGTCGGCGATGCTGCGCGATGTCAGCGTAATGCTCGGTTCTCCGCTCGCCTTCCGCAGAATGCCTGAGAACCCCGTGCTGCCATCCCCGAATTCGTAGGCCGGCCACCCGCCGTTGAGCGGCTCCGTGCTGTTCGACCCCACCGGCATGGACGGCATCTGCAGCGCCACCGTGTTCTCCACGTTGAGCTGCAGCGCGCCGCCGGCATCATAGGTCAGGTACAGCCGCGCGCAGTTCCGGACGCCTCGCACCACGTCGCCCGCGCTGCGCCGATTCTGCAGCACCAGATTGCATTGAAAACGCGGCAGCGAGATCGTGTTACCGTTTGGGTCGATGACATTGATCGCTTCGTCGCAATACGCCGCCGTCTGCGCGAAGCTGACGACGTCGATCTCCGATGCCGCCCAGCCGCTCCTTCGCAGCACGTCCAACAGGATCCACGCCGGGTTGCTGGAGAATTGGTCGCTGATATAAGTCCCGTCCGCGCCATAGACCGGTATCAACAAACCCTGTACCAGCACCTGCACGCTGGGTAGCGAGTTCCCGTTGTTGAGCTGGTTCGGAACCACCACCGAAAGGTACGCCATGCTGCCGTATGGATCGCCCGTCGGATTCCCGCTGGCGTCCGTGAAGTTGGGGTCCTGGCAGCCGTCCCGTGTTCCCAGCGTCTCGACGTTATACCAGCCCGAACTCGTCATATTCTTTCCATTCACGCCTAGCGGAATCTGCACGCCGCTCACCAGCACGGTCAGAACGCCTTGCATCTGTCCGATCCCCAACAGCACCTCCATGCGGGTCAGGTTTCCGTCGTTGCGTGCAAATACCACCTCCGGGTTATACCAGGCCGTGCCGTATACCATCGGCACAAAGTCGTTGTAACGTGCCTGGTTGACCGACAAATTGGATGTTGTCCAGTCCTTGCCATAGCCCCGAACCTCGATCACCGGAGGCACAAACTCGAGGCCGCCGAATCTCTTGAACATTCCTCGCGCCTGGCAATCGGAACGCACGTAGCCGCACGTCGTATAAGGCACGGTTCCGTTCATGCTCCCGCTGCCTCCGGCAATGTCCGGCGAGTAGCCGCAGCAGTAATACATCGAGTACTTGCCGTTGGCTCCACCATTCACGGCTTCCGTTCGTTGGTCCACCGTCGCCGGAAAGTCCCATGGGCAGCGGCACTGGATGCGTACTTCCGGCAGCACCAGCCGTTGCAGGTTCATACGGTTGTTGGCCGTCAACCGGCATGTCGCTTCCTGGATCTGGTCCGGCGGGTTGCAGATTCCCTGAAACACCACCTGCGCATCCGTCAGTGGAACGTTGTTGCGCAGGTCGTAGAACAGGAAGCTCACCGCTAGCGCCGCGCCCTTCCAGCCGCAGGAGCGCTCGATCTCCGAAAAGTGCGAATCGGCGTTGGCCAGCACAATCGAAATACGCGGGCTGCCATCCACCCCCTGGTCGGAGGCCGTCTGGATGTCGAACGCGCTGTGCTGCAACACGCGCGCCGCGTATGCCGTCTGCCCCACCGTCACCGCATGGGTGCTCCAGCTTTCGCGCTGCCCGTTGGACAGCGTGCAATCGAACACGATCAGCGGGGTATCCACCACCGCCTGTTCTTTGAGATCAGAGATGGCTTGCATAAAGGATGTTCACCGTGGCGGAATGGTTATTCACGTCCTCGCTCGTAAAGGTGAGCGCATCGTCGCGCAAGCGCGCGGCTTCGTAGACGCCCCCCGTCGTGCTTGCTTTGTACTTGGAAGGAGCGGCTTGCGGCTCCGCCTGTAGCCCGTACACATTGATGGCCGCCCCGGCCGGAAGTTCCAACCCGAGCACGATTGACTGCGCCGACGCGTCTCCGCTTCCCGTGAATGCGATGCGATTCCAACCCGTCCGGACCGGCTGTGGGGAACGGTTCGCTCCGATCAACATCGTCACGGTGGTTGCCGCGGCCGCCTGGACCCACGCGCTCAGGCAGAACAGGTATCCTCCCGGCGCCGCCAGCGTCTGCGTGATGCTTTGCGCGCCGGCGCCGGAGTTCGTCAGCAGCCAGGCGTTGGTCCCGCCCGCCGGGTCGGCCACGGCTCCGGTCTTGGTAAGGAAAGAGCCCATGCTCCACACGACGTTCTCCAGGTGGTCGCTCCACGCGAAGAGATTGCTGGTCGGATCGAGGAACGTGAATCCGTTGAGCGTTCCTTCCGCCGCCGCGAAGAACTGCTGCAGCGCTGCCAGCTCGCCGTCGCTCAGTCCGGCGTACTGCAACTGCCACTCATTCAGTGCCCCGTTTGGGTCGGCCAGCTTGATGACGCTTCCATCGGCCGCCGTGTTCACCACGGTCCGCTGTCGCCATCGCTTCTCAATCGGGAACTGGCTCAACGCCCCGGTTGTCAATTGTGGGTATACGAGCATGGTTCTATCCCCGGTTCTCCACCACCGTCAGCGATGTCGCGCCGCGCATCTCCGCCTGCCAGGTCAGATCCATTTCGTCGCTCGCCAGGCTGCAATCGGGGTATATCGTCCCATCCCACGGATCGGTGAATGCGAAGCTGCCGAACTGGCCCTGGTTATCGGCAAAGAACTGCTCCATCGCCGCCATTTCGCTTTCGTCCAGCTCGTTGAGCTTGATGATCCAGCGATCGAGCGGCCCGGCCGAATCGCGATACCGTTGCTCCGTGCCATCCAGGAATCGCAGTACCTGGTTCTGATAGCGCGCCGTTTTCGAAGCCGGGTACTGCGCCACGGCGTTCGTCTTGAGAGTGGGAAAAGTTGCCATATCAGAGGTCGCTCATCACGTCGTTAATCGAGCTCATATTCAACATCGCGTTGCGGACCGCTCGCGCAATGTCGCTGCTGTGGTCCATGAACCATTGCGAATCTATCGTCAGGGCATTCCCGGTGGTCCCTGACGCGGCCGCTGGCGTCGCCGCCCCTGGCCCCGGCGCCGCCGCCGGCGAAGTCTCGGCCTCGAGCGACGACGACGAATCGAGCGACCCATCGTACGTCTTCAGCGTGCCCATTTGGTCGAAATCCACCGTTGGCGCACCCCCGGAGGTCTGTGACCCCCCCGCCGGCGTCGCCGCCGAAGTCTCCGCCGCGAGCGGCGACGGCGAATCGAGCGGCCCGTCGTACGTCCTCGGCGTTCCCAGTTGGTCGTAATCCATCTCGCTCGTTCCGCTGCCGGTGTCCGCGCCTTCGAAGTCGATCTTGTCCGGCATGACGTATTTAGTCAGCGGGGCCGGAGTGCTGTCGCCGCCAGTGAAGAGCCCGATCAGCCCCGTCACCAGCGGGATCAGCCCAAGCCCGCTCTCCAATACCGTGGTGGCGATGGACAACGCCTCGCTCGCTGCGCTCTGTGGCGCGTTCGAACTGGTCCCCGAGGAGCTTTGAGACGGGCCTTCGCTCATTTGCCCCGTTACGCCCTGCAGCGAATCCGCCAATTCGTCGCTGGCGTTGGCGATCGGTTCCAGGTCTACCGCCTGGCTGCCGGCTGCATTCGAGAAAGCATCATAGAGTGTGTCTTGTGTTGTGCTGGCCATTTTCCATCTCCGCCGCAAGCGCCTTTTCTAAAATGACGAATGCCTCCACTTGTCGTGCGCTCAGTCCCTCCCAGTCCAGCACTCGCAGGCGCCGCCGCACCAGGAACTCTTCCACCAGGCTCTGGCTCTCCGCCGTGATCGTCGACTTCGGACACGTCTCCAGCACAATGTGCTTGCGAGCCCAAACCGGCGCCGCCTGCTTTCGTTCTTCAGGGGGAAGCCAACCGCAGCGCCGCTTCTTTTCCAGGCCGGATTTCCGGCAGATGTCGCACTTCCAACCGGCCTGGTTGGAGAATTGAAAATGGAAGGCGACGATCAGTTTTTTCGTTCGGTCTCGTTGAGGCCAGTCTCTGCCCTCACAACCGCCAGCGCTTCCCGGAACAGGTCTTCGGGTCCCGCTTCGGCCAGCAATTCCGGAGTGGCCTCGACGCCGTCCAGTTCCAGGCCGGATACCGCCCGCAAACCCCACCTGAGATACAGGCGGTGGATTTCCGCCTGCAGCAGCGCCGCGTCCATCCTCTCGCCGGGTTCCGGGCCGGCCTCTAGAAATTCCATGCGGCCGGCCAGCTCCCGAATGCGCCGCATCAGCTCCGTGCGCCTGCCGAACGACATTCTGGCGACCGTGTAGGACACTCCGCTCGCAATGCGCGATTCCACCACTGAGACGCTTTCGTAGTTCATCGCCCTATCCGAACGCCACGGCGATTTCGTTGTCTATGGTTCCCTGTGCGCGCGACGGCCGGAATTTCCACTGCAGCCGGTTCTTGCTGTCGTCGAACTCCGGCACCACCGGAATCACGCTCTGCAGGTAGACCCCCATGAGCTGTCCCGCCGCGGCGCCCAACTGGAACATCACGCTGATGGGCGATTGCTGGCGGGCCGCCTGGTAGAGCGCCGCCGTGTTGCTGTCATCCTGGCTATACAGTTCGAAGGTGGCAGTCACCGTACGCTGTCCCGGCGAGATGGCTCGCGGCAGGCTGGAGCCGAACTCATTCATGCGCGTATCCAGATCGTTCTTCAATACGATGGAAGCTTTGGTAACGGTGAAAAACTGCGCCGCCGTAGTGCCCAGCCACGCTTCCCCGAGGTTGCCGGGTACGATCGAGTAGTCGAACGAACCCGACGCCGGTTCCGCCGGGAAACTGGTAAGCTGCTGCGCGACCCCCGTGCCTGACCCGATGCTGCTGCTGTCCACCACGTCCTGCGCCAGTCCCGTGAACTGGAATTCGTGGTAGTCGCCATTCACATCGATTTCCAGTTGGTCCACCGCTGCCCCGCACAACAGCCGCTGCACTGCCGTCGCGGGACTCCAGTAATCGAAGATCCCCACGCTGGGCAATTCCGTGGCAGGCACATAGGTAATGGCCGGGGTCACCGTCTCCCCAGCCGCCGGAAGCGTTGAAAACGGCGCGTTCAGTTGCACATTCTGGGCATCCACAATCGCCGCCACAAAACGGATTTCGCCGCTGCACGTCACCGCCTGCCCGGCGCTCAGTCCATGCGCCGCCGCGAAGCCCAGCCGGCCCGCCGCCGTACTGGAAGCCACCGAGCCGCCCGCGTACATCAGCGGTGTTCCTCCCAGCGCGGCCTGAAACAGAGGCCCGTAGCTTGGCCCGCCCCCGCTGCTTTGCCAGGAGGTCAGGTAGGTCTGCAACTCGAAATTGGTGCGGCGCCTGCCGCCCACCGGCAAGCCCGCAAACGTGCGGCTGCCGGTCTTGTCTTTGCGGCTGGCTACCTCGAGTTGCTGCTGGACGGTCAGCTTGACCGCCGGTATTCGATTGCCGGCCGTGATCGTTGGCGTCTGTCCATACGCGCTTTCCAGCGCCGTATAGAATCGGTTCGCGTTAGAGGAAATATAGGCCATATCAGTTTTTACTCACTCCCATCTCAAAGGTGATCTTGGCTATCTGAATGAAATTCTTGCCGCCGTGCTTCACGGCTCCGAACACTACCTGGTATTCGCCGGCGTAGAAATCGCCGTCGCCCCAATCGCCGCGATTGGCTGCCAGAACCTGGATCGCCGCGTCCGCATAGAGTTCCAGGTTGTCTTGCAGTCCGTCCAGCCGGTCCTGCGAATGCCGGATTTCAATTGCCATCTGGACGGTGCCGGAAAAACTGCGGAATTTTTCCGCCAGGCTGTTGATGATCTTTTCGCAGTACACATTCAACGATGGGTACTGCATGGTGTTGCTTTGGTCCGCCACGTCGGGCGCTACGTTTTGCGAGCGCACTTGCGTCGGGCTGAATTGGCCCGGCGCCGCCACGCTCCCCTGCATGAGCGTCGCCAGCACGGAGTTCACGCCCGTTGGGCCGGTGATCAGTTGCAGCACTTTGCCCGAAATCGCGCTTCCGATTGTTGTAGCCATCAGCCCCTCTGGATTACCCTCGGCGCCGGCCTCAGGTAGCTGGGCGATTGCCCGCGTCCCGGTCCGCGTCCGCCCGTCGTCACTGTTCCCGGTTGCAGCCATGTCTGGCCCACCGCGATCGGCGAGCCGTTCTGCAACTCCAGGCCGTCCGGATCGGTCCCGGCGTAGACATTCCATCCCGTAACGTTCGCCGGCGGCGCAACCGGTTCGACCAGCAATGTGCTCTGCGAAGTGGTGATGGCTGAGGTGACCGCTGGGGCGCCTTCTTCGTTAGTGGAGTTAGTCCACGTCATGGTGACGTAGTAAGTGTTGTCCGGCAGGTTGCCGGCTGCGGCCACCACGTTGGGCGCCGCTGCCCGCGGCACGGGCGTCCAGGCAATGCCGATACCGGCTGCAGACAACTGATCGCAGGCTTGCTTGGCCTGCTCGTGAAATTGATCGCGCCTGGCGGCGTACCGGTCGTTCAGTTGGCTGGCGAACGCGTCCGCATACACCAGCTCCAACGCGCGAAATGTGTGCCACAGTCTCAGCGCTGGCGTTACTACCACGGTTTTGAGCGAGGGCGGCGGCGCCAGCCAGGACCACTGGTTCACGAAGGTCATCCTGTCCAGCAAAGTGATGAGTTCGAGAGCCAGTTGTTCCTGGGCTAGCGCCAGCTTCTGCGTCACGTCGATCCCCTCGACGTTCGCCACGTTTTGGAGCTGAGAGTCCTGTGCCGTCAGATCTTCGATGCTCGAAACGGGACCGTCTGTGAACAGGGCCATGTGATCCGCCTATGCCTTTCCGGGCTTGCCGCCCTTGATCTGTCTGAATTCGTCGCTCGTGACCACTGCGATTTGCACCTTTTTCGCCTCGGCTGCCACGTGGGCCAGCCGTCGCTCCTCCGCTTGCAGCCCGCGGTATTCTGTGGCTTGGTCTTCCGAAGCCTCTGCGGCAGTCCCGTCGACCACCATCCGGGCGGCAATTGCGGGCGTCACCTCGGCGAGCACGCCAGTCTTGCCGCCGTCGCCCGTCTCCAGGCTCACCACGATCGGGTACGGATCCTTGAACGACGCTTCCTTCTCACTGATTTTTTGGTAGTACTGTCTCAGGTCCATGCTGTTCTCCTTTTGGTGTCTTCTTTTGGGGCGGGGTTGTCCGAAGAACCCCCCGCCCCAGGCACTGCTAGGTGTTCACCTGCACGCCGGCGGCGTTCCGCAGCACGCCGCATCCGTACAGAATGTCGACCGTGAATTGCTGCGCCAGCGTATTCGGCTGGTAGCTCATCACCACGCGCATCCCGAAATTGCCCAGTTCGGCGTACTCCGCGACAGCGCCGGTGCCCGGCAGCGGTTGCGGCAAGCGCCGGATCACCAGGCCGATCGCGTCGCGCGTGAACGCCAGGTTGTGAGTGTTGATGTTGGGGCTGGTGCCCGTCTTCTGCACCAGTTGCGAGCGGAACACGAAGAAGTCCTTGATCTTCCCCACCGTTCCGCCGATCAGCGCCATCAAACCGGCGTCGCCGGCCGTCTGGAATTCGCTGAACCGCGGGATCTGCCGCCACGCCGAATATGCTGCCGCGTCCACCACGATGTACTTCTGCTCGGTGGGCTGAATCTTTGCCAGAAAGAGCGCCGTTTCCGCCGCGTCGATGGTCGGTTCCGTGATGGGCGTAGCTGCCGTTCCCACCGGGGTATTGGCCGTAAAACCGGCATACAGGTTCAGAAGGTCGCTTTCCACCTTCTCCGCAATAGCGATCACCGCCGGCTGCATGTAAACTTTCAGCAGGTCCGGCACCGCCAGTACTTTGGTTACGTCTGGAATCTGGAAAGTTGCCTCGGCGTGCACGTTCAGCACGATTTGCGCGTTACCCAGACTCGGATTCTGCGGCTGCACCGACCCGCCCTGCAGGATGTTGTTGGCCTGCATCGCCGGCGCAATCGGCACGTTCACCGTGTCGCCGGCATTCGCCAGGACCGGCTCATAATCGCGATTGACCAGGTTCCCCATCACCAGGTTTGATACCAGTGCCGGCAACGCGTCCGCCGCTACCAGCTTCACAATCGCGCTGGCCACGTTATTTGATGTAATTGCTCCCATTCTTTCTCCTTATTGAGTGACTGTTTTTGCCGGCCAGTGTGCCGGTACTGCTACATGCCCCGAAGGGACTGTGATGCAACCCGTACGATCTCCTCACGTACCCGCTGCATCTGTTCCGCGCTCATACCTGGGCGGATCTGGTCGATACTCACTGCTTCTCTGCCCACCACCGGGGCCTTGAGGGTTGCCGTCATCCCGGTTCCCCCCGCAATCCGAGCCGGCAGAAACTCCGGATTTTCGTTGACGAAGTTGGTGAGGTAGTCCTTGACCGGCATTTCGCCGCTCTCGGCCCGCGCCACCAGGCGTCCGTCCTCGGTACGCACGATGCCGTCTTGTATCGCCTTGAATGCGAGATCGATCTTGGCCACGCCGAGGCGTTGCAATTCGGCTCTGACGGTCGAGCTGCGTTCCGCCTCTTCCGCCGCCTGGCGGCTGCGTTTGTTCTCCGCCACCAGCTCATTCATCCGGCGTTCCAAATGTTCCCGCCGCTTGCGTTCTTCCTGGAGCTCCGCTTTGTAAGCCGGTTCGCTCTTACTTGTCTCGCCTTTGACGAATTCTTGAACCGCTTGGCGCACGATCGCTTCTATATCCGTTCCTTCCATAGCTCTCCTTATTGGTTGTCTATCTCCTCGGCGACCCGGTTCTTGATCTCCTGTCGCTCATCGCTGAGGTACTTGAGGGCCAGTTTCTTGAAGACTTGCTTTTTCAGCGTCTCCGACCCGATTCCTAATGCCAGCAACTGCGTGGCATCGCCGAGCTCCGTGCCGAGATCGTTGATGTCGAACTCGTCCATGCCCACCACGTCGATCGTGACGCCGTCTTGCCGCGCCGCAGCCACCGCCCATAGAATTTGCCGCAAGGTCTCCTTCACCGCGTCGCCGTAGGCGCGCAGCACTTCCTCGGTAGTGCTGAAGTCCAACTGCTTGCTCAGCGCGGACTGGCGCGTGCTGTTGCCGGCGCCCGCCTGGCTCATCAAATAGCAGACGCGATAGATTTCGTCTTTCAGCACGTCCAGGTTGTCCGCCGCGATCTGATAAACCTTCCCCTCCGGCTCTGCCCATCCAAAACGGTCGTTCGGCCCCATCTGGATGTAATAGGATTCGCCGGCAATCTGGTTCCACTCCCGGTCGGAATAAATCACGGGAGTGGCAAAAAGTCCCATGGTGAGCGCCCATGCCAGCGCGTTCGACTTATTAAAGTGCTCTAACTGGAGCAGCGCCGACTTATTCATCAGCCACAGGCCTTCCGTTACCTTCACCTTGAACACCGGCACGCGGTCGAGCGATGCCAGCGCGTGGCGTCCCTGGTCGATCAATTGGATCGGGCTGCTCTCTGCGGTCTTGCGGTAGATCCGGAAGTTTTCGCGGTCGTAGTAAACCCACCGCGTCTCGCTTTCCCATTTGGCGTCCGTCACCTGCGACTGCTGCAGGCACGATGTCCGGATCACAATCCATTCCAGGACGCCGGTCTCGTTGAAGTTCCAGTTGATGACTTCCTCCGGGCCGTAATCCACCAGGTAGGCTCGCGATTGGCCGGAGGCGTCTTCTTCCGCGCGGGAACGTGCGGCGCCTGTGGTCCTGGGAAAATCCACCACAATGTAACTCGATCCGCAGACCGCGGTCTGGACGAACCTTTGCCGGAAAAATTCGGGGAGGCTGGTCCCCTTGAGGTCGCAGTCGTTGTAAAGCAGGCTGTAGAAGTCTTTGGCTGCCGCATCGTTGCCTTCGAACATGAGCACGGGTGGGCAGTGCATCAGCGTGGCGGCGAACCAATCGATGATCGAGCCGATGTAATTCTGGTAAAAGACCCGGCTCAACCGCTCCTGGTAGATCGGACCTGGCTCCTTGTGGCGGCACATCAGGTAGTCGGAGGCGTGCAGGCGAAACTGCTCGCCGCCCGCATAGAGGTCCTTGTATTGTTTCCACATCCGCTTGCGCGCGATGTATTCAGGATGTTCCCGGTTGATGTTTTCCATGGCTAAAAGAGTCGCTCCTGCCTCTTACCGATCTTTGTGCCCATCTGGCACTCCTGCCACAACAGGTATCCCACGGCGTCCGCAGCGTGCGTTCGCATGCGGTCCCGGTCCTTGTCTACATGGGTGGAATCGGTCTTGTAAGACACCTGCTCAAAATCCTGAATCAGTTCCTTGCACTTCGGGTCCACCAGCATGGCAATGTTGCCGGAGGCGGACTTTAACCGGCCGTTGGTCAGAACAATCCGGTCGCGAACGCTCGGGTTCGAGGGAGGCACCTTGTAGTCCACCTTGGTGATGCCCTTTTGCTTGAAGGATTCGTGGATCATCTGGTAGTCGCTGCTGCCCGACGTCTTTAGGCTGTTGCCCGACGCGTCCCCATATACCGTCACGCCCAGTACATGCGTGGGGTATCGTTCCGTGAAAGCCTCCACCGCCTCCGGGGTGCTCGCGTGCCGTAGCACGATTTCATCCAACACCCGGAATGTTCCGCCGTTGTACTGCGCGACGATCGAGGTCATCGGGTCCACGTTAAAGTCCAGCGCCCAGAGCAGCGGCACGTGCGGGTCGACTCCCAGAGGCTGAACATGCACCTTGCGGTCGAACGAGCCGTATACCCGGCTGCCGTCCAGGCTCAAGTAGTCGCCCAGTGCTTCCTGGGCGAAGAATCGCTCGTCGTAAATGTCTTTCAGCCGCGTATAATAGTCCGGCACCTGCGCCAGCAGATGCTTGTTTTCGTTCGGCTTGGCCAGGATGGCGACGTAGTCGGCCACCTTGGTCTGGTCGATGAACCGCCGGTAAACCCAGTCGTAGCCGTTCGGGGTCCAGGCGGCAAAGCCGCAGAGCCGCTGCGCCTTCGGATCCCGTAGCCGGGCTAACATTCGGGTCCACGCTTCCTCCGCCGTGTAAGTCAGCTCGTCCAGGCCGAACCACGCCAGGTTCGTTCCCCGCAGCCTTTCGTAGTCGTCCATCGAGCGAAATAGGATTCTGGACTTGCTGTCTTTCAGAATCATCGTGTTTTCGCTCTTGTTGTGTTCAAACGGGATCTCGTTTTCGTCCAGAATCTCAAACAGCGCGGACTGCGTGGCATCCCGTAACATCGAATAAGTGGGGGCGCCCAGTAACCCTGTGCGCCCAGGATTCTGATAAGACAGCCGGATGGCCTCTTGGCAGACCGCTTGGCTCTTGCCGCTCCCCACCGGTCCGGAAAACCCCTTAAACCGCGCGCCGCACTCGTGAAAGGCTTTCTGCGACGGCAACGGGTCGTACTCTATTTCTCGGGTGACACTATGTTGGGTCCTACCCATGTGACTTGTACCTCCGTATTCTGTAGTTCGTCTTCTAACTCTTTTTCAAGTTGCAGTAGCTTGAGATATTCCGCGATAGTTGGCTTAAAATCCGTGTCCTTCAGTTTTTCGTCGTAACTGGCGATCGCTTTATCCAGAAGCTCCGATACTCTCACGTGCTCTCGGATGGCTTCCCAGTTGCCGCATTTTTTGCAGTCTCGTTTTCCGTCGGTCTTGGCTCCGGTCTTGCTCATAAAGAGTCCCCAAAAAGCAAACGGCCTCGCGTTGGTTTTCGCGAGGCCGCGTAATTCTTTACCCGATTCGAGAGTAGCATTCGCCCCGAACCATCGAGGCCGGATCAAAATGCTAAGTACTTGAAAACAAGCCAAATATAATAATTAAAAAATTGTGAACAGGTATTTGCCGCCCGATTCTTTTCGCCGCCAACAACCGTTTCAGTCCGAGCCGGAGTTTTGGAGTTGCGGCCGGTCAATCGCGGGCCTTGCGCCACGCTGTGCCGGCGTTTCACGGCACAATCCCGTCCGAAAATGGTATCAACCATTTCCCGCCTTTTGGCGTCTAATCTCCGAGAGCCAAAATGAAGCAGTGGATTTGCGTCCTTGCGACAGCCGTCTCGGCCGTGGTTCTCGTTTCCTGCGAACGTCCGGCGCCCTCGGCCCATGCGGCCACGACCCCCGCTGCAACAACCGAGGCGCCGGACGCAAAACACGAGGTTCGCGTTACCGGCGTCATCCAGGCTGTCCACGCTTCCAAGGTCCTCGTACCGGCCATCACCGGCCAATACAACCGCATGACCATCACCCGCATCATTGCCGGCGGATCTCGCGTCTCGGCCGGCGATCCCATCGCCAGCTTCGATGCCACCGTTCAAATGGACGCCGCCCGCGATGCTCAGGCCAAGGGTGACGACCTCGGCCACCAGGCCGATCAGAAGCGCGCCCAGAACCGCGCCGACGCCGAAAAGCGCGCCACCGATTTGCAGCAGGCCGAAGCCGATCTCGCCAAAGCTCAGATCGAGCTGCGCAAGGGTCCCGTGCTCAGTGAAATCGAGCGCTTGAAAGATGAAGAGAAGGCCCGCATCGCCACCCTGCACGTCGGGAGTTTGAAGAAATCCAACGCCCTCCACGATCGGGCCGATGCCGCAGCCCTGCGTATCCTCGAATTGCAGCGCGACCGCCAGAGGGTGGCGCTCGAACGGGCCCAGACCAACGTCGCCAGGCTGGAAGTCAAAGCCCCCCTCGCCGGCATGGTCGCCCTCGAGAATCTCAACCGCGGTAATTCCCTGGGCCACGCCCAGGAGGGCGATCAACTCTTTCGCGGCCAGCCCCTCGTCAGCATCTTCGATCCCTCCGAGATGCGCGTCCGTTGCAGCGTCGGGGAGCCCGATATCGAAGCCATCGTGCCTGGAAGCAAGGCCAAGGTCTATCTGGATGCCTATCCCGATCTGGCGCTGCCCGCCCACTTCGAATTCGCCAGTCCAGTGGCCTCCGCCGGTCTCAACAGCCCCATCAAGACATTTACCGCGGTCTTTCGCATCGACAAAACCGACCCTCACCTGCTCCCGGATCTTTCGGCCGCCGTCGTCCTCGAACCCAAGTCCGCC